TTAGATCGGATTGAGACTAAGGTGGATAAGTTATCTGAAGCAATGGTTGAAATGGTTCGCATGGAAGAGCGTATGGTCACTGCGTTCAAGCGTATGGATAACATCGTAGACTATCAGAAAAAAGCTGATGACAGACTTGATGAAATGGAAAAGCAAGCAATCGTCAGAGGTCAAAAGATAGCCTTTGCTGAACGCATCTTTTGGATGATCGCCACAGGCGCAGTAGGTCTGTGTTTCGTATTTTTAAGGTAAAGTAATGGAAGAGAAGAAACAACTCACTGACATGCAGTCTCTGTTCCTAGAGCTACTGATGACACCTGAGTGCAAGGGTAACATCAGACTAGCGATGAAAGAAGCAGGATACGCAGATACGACCAGTATATCCTCAGTAGTAGGACCACTGCAGAAGGAGATCAACGAGAAGGCATCTATGATGTTGGCTATGAATGCCCCTAAAGCAGCTTACTCCATGTCCGAGGTGCTAGATAACCCAGAGGCTATGGGAGCGAGAAACTCGATAGCCGCTGCAGCCCAGATACTAGATCGAACAGGGCTGATTAAAAAAGAGCAAGTAGAAGTTAATAATACAGGCGGTGCTATGTTTATCTTACCACCGAAAAATGACGATTGAATGAATGGCCTAGTCGCACTCGACCCAATAAGAATGCGAAAATACCATATGCCTACGTAGAGTCCGAAGATGATCCACTCGTCTTAGTACCCGATCAGGAAAAGGCAGACTACGTAAATCAGGCTATGGATTACTTAGAGGAAGGAAACTCCTCTAGAAAAGTTGCTGCGTGGTTGATTAGTAAGACAGGTGACTCAATAACTCACCAAGGTCTTATCCTGATCTGGAAGCGTTTCAGAGGCAAAGGTAGTGAGAACCCATCGAAGAGGCTGAAGCAACTAGAGAAGGAAGCTAAGAAGAGAAAGCCAAAGACAACGGCTGAGAAGAAACTAGCCATAGCCAAGCGTAAGCAGACAGATGCGAAACGTAGACTTACACTAGCCAAGAAAGGATTAGAGCAACTCACTCCCAAGAAAGATACCACCTCAAGTAGTCTAGACTTCGATAGTATAGATCAGCAAAAGAAGAAGCAGGAAGTAGTCTTCGCACCTAATGAAGGACCACAGACAGACTTCCTAGCCGCCAGTGAACGAGAGGTATTATTTGGAGGAGCAGCAGGTGGCGGAAAAACTTTCAGCCTGATATCTGATCCAATGAGATACTTCTCAAACCCTAATTTTAATGGGTTAATTCTACGTAGAACAAATGATGAGCTTAGGGAAATTGTCTGGAAAACTCAGGAGCTTTATCCCAAGGCATTCAAAGGAGCAAGATGGGCAGAGAAGAAGTCACAGTGGACTTTCCCAAGTGGAGCCAAGTTATGGCTTACTTATCTAGAGAGAGACCAAGACGTTCTTCGATATCAAGGTCAGGCGTTTAGCTACATAGCCTTCGATGAGTTAACGCAGTATCCAACCGACTTCGCTTGGAATTACATGCGCTCACGACTACGTACTACAGACCCTACCCTGCCCATCTACATGAGAGCGACTACTAACCCTGGAGGTATAGGACACGGTTGGGTCAAGAGGACGTTTATAGACCCTGCCCCTGCAAATACAAAGTTTGTAGCTAAGGACATCGAGACAGGGGAAGACCTAGTCTACCCAGACAGTCACGAAAAGGCAGGTGAGCCACTCTTCTACAGACGCTTCATACCTGCAAAGTTATCTGACAATCCCTACTTAATGGAAGGCGGTCAGTACGAGGCTAACCTACTCTCTCTACCAGAGATGCAGCGTAGGCAGCTACTAGAAGGAGATTGGTCTGTTGCAGACGGTGCAGCGTTTCCTGAATTTAGACAAAAGTATCATGTTGTTGAACCTTATGATCTTCCGACTGACTGGGTCAGATTTAGGTCATGCGACTACGGCTATGCTAGTTACAGCGCAGTTCACTGGTTTGCTATCGATCCAAGTTATGAAACTCTTATCTGCTACCGTGAATTGTACCTGACCAAACATACAGGCAGGGATCTAGCTAGGGCAATACTAGAGGCCGAAGGTTCAGAGAAGATGCAGTATGGGGTCTTAGACTCCTCCTGTTGGCACAAAAGAGGGCAAATGGGTCCATCCATAGCTGAAGAAATGATTGCTGAGGGCTGCAGATGGAGACCAAGTGACCGAACTAACGGTGCTAGGATCGCAGGAAAGAACCGACTGCATGAAGTATTAAAGGTAGATGAGGATACAGAGAAGGCAGGAATACAGTTTTTCAACACATGCCGACAAGTAATAGCAGATTTACCGATCATTCCTTCCGATCCTAAAGGTGGTGACGATATAGACGCTAGAACCTCACAACAGAGACACACTTATGACTCAATTAGGTACGCAGTTATGAGTAGACCAAGGGCTTTTAGCCCATTTGATTTTGGGCATGGCGTACCTCAACAAGTCTGGCGACCTGCAGACGCAATTTTTGGATACTAATATGGCATTAATGGACAAACCTCTACCAGATGAAGACTCAGATTCTAGCTTAGTTGTACCTCTAGCGGAAACTGGCGATGTAGAAGCGGAAAATACGGAGTATTCTGGTGCAGTAGCGTTTATAAAGTCGCAATATAACCGCGCAAAAGACGCAAGACACGCTGACGAAGAGAGATGGCTAGACGCATACCGTAATTATCGAGGACTCTACTCCAGTGAGGTGCAATTTACCGAAACTGAGAAGTCCAAAGCTTTCATAAAAATCACAAAAACCAAGGTTTTAGCGGCATATGCTCAAGTAGTGGACGTATTATTTGCAGGTAGTAAGTTTCCTATCGGAATTGAGGCTAGAAAGTTCCCAAATAACGTAGCAGATACGGTATCATACAACCCCAACGCCCTTACTGAAGAAAAAGTTAAGGAAGAAGCAGGTGTAGACTATAAAATACCTAATAATGTGGTGCGACCCGATTTAGCTAAAGACTTAGGTATATACAAAGAAGATTTAGAGGTAATTGAGGATGATTTAGAGCTAGGCGCAGGTAAATTACCAGGATCTATTACTTATGAACCTGCAAAAGTAGCCGCCATGAAGATGGAAAAGCTGATGCATGATCAGCTAGACGAAAGTGAAGCCCCAAAACACCTTAGATCATTAGCAAACGAGCTTGTTCTGTTTGGAACTGGTGTTATGAAGGGTCCATTCGCTCAATCTAAGGAATATCCACGTTGGAATGAGGATGGTGACTACGACCCCATAATGGAAACCATTCCTAAGATGGAATCTGTGTCTATTTGGGATTTCTACCCAGATCCTGACGCAAGAAATATGTCTGAAGCAGAATACACTATCCAACGGCATAGGATGAACCGTACGCAATTACGTACGCTAAAGAAACGCCCTCACTTCCGTAATGAGTCCATAGAACTAGCTCTCGAATACGGACCAAACTATGAGCGTAGTTACTGGGAAGATCACATGGAAGATGACGGTGTCAGCCATGAGATGGAGAGATATGAAGTATTAGAATACTGGGGAATATTAGATACTGAGTTAGCAGAAGAAGCCGACATAGATATTCCTAGAAAACTAGCCAAACAAGATGAAATCCAAGTAAATATCTGGATTTGTAATGGACAGATCCTACGACTAGTCCTCAATCCGTTTACTCCTAGTCGCATTCCCTACTTAGCTGTTCCCTATGAGATTAACCCCTACTCTTTCTGGGGTATTGGTGTTGCGGAGAACATGCAAGACACCCAATTGTTAATGAATGGCTTTATGAGAATGGCTGTAGATAACGCAGCCCTATCTGGTAACCTCATATTTGAGATAGACGAGACTAACCTAGTACCAGGACAGGATATGAGTATATACCCAGGAAAGGTATTTCGTAGGCAGTCAGGAAGCCCTGGGGCTGCTATCTTCTCAACCTCTCCGAAGAATACATCCCAAGAGAATTTATACCTATTTGATAAGGCTCGACAACTGGCAGATGAAGCTACTGGGATACCTAGCTACTCGCATGGGTCTGGAGCCGTTGGCGGTGTAGGACGTACTGCTAGTGGTATGTCTATGTTGATGGGGGCTGCAGCGCAAAACATCAAGGCAGTGGTTAGAAATGTAGATGACTACCTGCTAGGACCACTAGGTAAAAGTCTTTTCGCATTCAACATGCAATTCAACTTCGATCCTGAGATGCTTGGAGATCTAGACGTAAAGGCTAGAGGTACAGAAAGCCTAATGAGAAACGAGGTACGTAGCCAACGACTACTACAGTTTATGCAGATGACTAGTAATGAGGTTATGGCTCCCTTTGTTAAGTATGACTACATCCTGAGAGAACTCGCTGCTTCTATGGATCTCGATGAAGAGAAAATCTTAAACGATCCTAGAGAGGCGGCAATACAACAGAAGATGATGGCTGAAATTCAAGCAATGATACCTCAGCCACCTGCCCCACCACCTAATGCTGCAGCCCCTGCAGTACCCCCAGTTTCAGATCCTACAGGAAACGGTGGTGGAACCATAGTTCAAGGACAAGCTCCTGAGCCAGATGCTGCAGGATTCACTGGTCAAGGCGGCGGTGATAATGGCGGCAATCCACAGCCACAACAACAAGGAATTATTCAATGAAATATTGCAAACCATGCAAAACAAAAATGGCCTGTAAAAAAACAGGAAAGTGTCTAAAGCGAAAATAATGGATAAAACATTTTATCAGTCGTTACTACCTTTGGTAAACGACAAACTACAATACGAAACCTTAAAACATTACGCTGATCAACGGATAGAGTTTCTACGCAATTCTTTAGAAACCTGTAAGGATCAACACCGCGTCTTAGAGATGCAAGGTGCAATAGCGGAACTTCGAAGGATAGCTACTCTTAGAGATGAGACTATCATGGGTGCAGAATGATATCTACTTGGGTAGCTGTTGTAACAATTTGCAATAGCATGATGGCTTTTGATTGTGACGCTATAATCCATCGAAAGACTTTCGAGCAAATGATTAATTGTCAGGAAGAGCTTACGATGTTTTTAGCTCTCGCAGAAAAGAGCAACGTCATAGCTTTTGGTGGATGTCACAAAGTTTCTGTGGACGCAAATTTACTTTAACTAGGAATATTTTATGGGTGTTCTACAAGACCTACTAGATCAAGATGATCTTCAATATGACGATCCCTATATAAAAGGTGATGGCGAGGATAATACGCCTAGTTATATTCGAGAGCAAAACGCTTTAAAAGGTAAGAGTACCGCCAACATTATTTCTGAGGGCGTAGATCAATTTGGACAAGCTGTTGTCAGAGACCCAGTAGGTGTAGCGAAAGCTATTGGTACAGGTATATATGAAGGTGGTAAAGAATTTGTACAAAATCCTGTAGAGACTACTTCTGAATTTGTTTCTGATGTAGGCGAGTCTATTTACAATGTAGGTACTAAAAGTCTGGCTGATTATCTTCCAGAAGGTGTGGATGCAGAAATGGCTACTGAAGAGCAAATGACACAAGCTCGACAGGATAGACTTAATGATTATCTTAACGCTTCTGTTGTAGTACCTGCGGCAGGAGTAATTACTCAAGGGGCAAAACTAGCTAAAGCCGTAATCCCA